GGCCACCGGCTTTTCCTCGTGCAACTTCTGCATTGACAGCTGCAGACCACGCACCTTTTTCTAACGCTTGGTTTCTAATCTGTGCTAACTCTGATATGTGTTTCTCAAAACTAATACCATACTTCTCTTGCACCTCTGCTCTTAACTCACCAATGTATTTAACTACCAATGGAGATATCTTTGGATTTCTTAATTCTGATGCTGCCTGTCTTGGCCTTGTTTTATACCCTGCTTGAAATGCTGCCTCTGCAGGTGATAGTCTACCTTCATTGTAGACTAATAATTCTGCAAACTTTATTTGTCTCTCTGTTAATTTAGCTGGAACTCCCATAATGTTTGACTTATATCGTAATTTAACGTATCAGTCAATTGTGAGACTAATACTAATATTAATACTGTTATCAGGCTGTGTAAAGGACTACGATTTTAATCCTTGGACTACAGTTTTAAATAAAATTTATAAGGCTTCGTACGATGAAACCAGAGTCAAAGTTTTGGCAGATTATTAAAAAAAAGACACCTAAAATACACTGGACAAGACTAGAATCTTGGTCCTCTTTTGGTACCCCAGATCTGCTTGGTTATCATGATACATGCGGATTTTTTATGTGTGAGATGAAAATAGCAAGAGGCCCTAAAATAGTATTTAGTCCACACCAAAAACTGTTTCATCAAACCAGAACTAAACGTAACTTTATCTTAGTCCAGGACGCCTGTCATGGACACATAAAACTTTATGAGAGTGCAGCGATCCACGGTCTGCTGTCCGACCATCGCGAAACGCCATGCTTGGCGCTTGACGATTGGGACCACATTCAACGCTTGTTGCTTGACGCTTGCCCCGACGCTTGAAGCTTGTTGCTTGAAGCTTGTAGCTTGTCGCTTGCAGCTTCTTCTATATCACAGTGTGGAACTGTTTCATCTATAGCTTGACGCTTGACGCTTGCAGCTTTAGGCGTACGCCCCTGTTCGTCCGTCGACGCGTCATCGGGGCTAATAGCCTTCTCCCTGCGGGAAGCTCTTAATTTTTTATAATAGTTAGGATGCCTGAACATTAATGTTTACCGTATGAAACTATTTTTATATTAGGATCCCAGCATTGTCTACAATCTAAACACTTGCCGCCCTGTGCAGGTGCTGGGCACGTGTGAAAACCTTTGTCCACAACCATAGAAGAATTGGGCCAGCTGTCATTGCGTTGGTTAATCATTGGCGGGCTAAACCTGATGACTAGATTGTCAGGCTTGCTGTCTAGATGGTCCTTGATCCACGCTTCACGTGTTGGCATCCAGTGCCGGGTCTCAGGTGTTAACCTGCAAACATCGAATATTTTATTTAAATGGTCCAGATCCTGGACGTCGCCGGCGTCATGCCATCTGAAATACTTCTGGCGCTTCACCTGGGCCACCATCGCAGCTGTCCAGCGCGTATCCTGAAGCGATTGAAGGCGGACGTACTGTGCAGCCTTAATTGCTTTGTATCTTGTGTAGTTACCCTTCAGAGCGTAACACATAGAACAAACTGAATTTTTAATTTTTCTAAGCTTGCTGCCTGTCTTGCATTCCCATGCTGGCAAACTGTACGACAGCCCAGGCATCTTGCTTGTTCGCGTCATGCTACCTGTGATGGCTGCTGCTTCTTTTACTTTCATTTTATCCTTTCTGTTTACTGTTATAAATTCCTATAACATTATAATTCTTTCTTGTCAAGCTTGCGGCTTGCTGCTTGCAGCTTGCGGCTTGTCGCTTGTAGCCATTGGCCTGAAGCCAGCGCCAATGATTTATTAAAATTTTAATACTTTCTGATCCTCTTCTCATAAATTCCTTTCTGATCCCAGGACCATTGGATTGAAGCCGGCGTGCTTTATTTTAATAGCTCGAGCGACAGGCTTAACGCTGTATCCAGCGCCAATAGTCCAGGGATCAGGCTAGTTGGTGCGCTGGCGGTATTGGTCCCAAATTCGCCGTCGGGGTCAGCATTTACCAATACAGAACTCTCAGTTCTCTCGACCTGTGCTATAGGGTTTCTACTCCCACCATTCACTAGTCACTAATCCTACCATCTTTTGCCGGTGATGGTCCCGTTAAGATTTATAGTTTATTGCGCCGATAAATCTTCAAATGAGGGCGCTGTATATAGTATAGCAGATATTCCCATAATGTCAATAGATAAAATAAAATAAATTTATTTTTTTTTCTTGACTTTAATTTACATATAATATATAATCCCATAATAACAGAAAGGATAATATGGAAATGGATAAACATTTTACAATAACTTATTATGCAAAAAAGCATAAAAAACATATATCAAGAAATGCAAAATGGGATAGTCTTTGCAGATACTTTACAAGCAAGAGTGGAAATAACTGCATAACTTATTTTGATATAGACGCAAATAATTATAGGACTGCGAGTGGCAATTATAAGATAAGATTTTAGTTGACATGGATTTAATTATAATGTATAATCCCATAAATATCAAACAGAAAGGAAAAAAATGATATACTTAATAATAAAAGAAATAGACTACGAAAACATGGATAACACATATAGAGTTATGGATTATTCAGATAATCTTGATAAGGCAAATGATATGTTGCAAGGTTATAAATTAATAGAAAAAGATAAGAACAATTTTTATTCTATTGTAAAATATGAAACACCATTAATATTAGAGAAAGAGGTAGCATGAGTAGAATAAGATTAAACCAAGAGTACAGAAATAAAATCGCAAACAGAATGCGTGTTCATCTTGAACAAGAGGACACGCAAGAAAAACAAAAGTATGACGAGTTGAAAGCACAACAAGTTGACTTAAATGACAATGCGTGGAAAACTGCTGAACAAATAGTTAGACGACATTATACCGAAGATGATGTTGAGAAAGCATACTATCTTCAAAATAAATTTGAAAATGTTTCTACTATTGCAAAAGATAGTTGTTTTCATTTTCATTATATGGGCGAAAAAGAGGAACGAGATTATGACAACAATGTTAAGATTGTTCCGGCAACCATTGAAAAACATTTTGACTTTAGATTAAATGGCGACATTGATGTTAATAATAATTCATCATATTCAAGTAATGATAATAGTTATGGTTATGCTTTGTTTCGTGATGAACTAAAAGCACAAGATGATTGCAACCCAGATATTTTGATTGAACAAGAGGGTAAAGATAGCAACCCACACAAAACAAAATATACTGACAATAACAATAAGTATCTTGGTAATGATGATAGTGGTTATGGCAAACAATGGAATGAGAAATACCAATTAGATTTAATTGGTAGAGATTATTGTAGAGATAGGTCTATCGCTTGTAGTGAATTAGAATTTAATTTTTTAATTCAATGGAAACAAGCTAAAGGTCAATTTGTTATTGCACATCACAAATGGATTAAATCTGTTTTAGATCAGATGAAAGAAATTAAAGTTGGTCTAAAAGGTTATAAATATTTAGACGAGGCATTGGAACTTTGTACCGAACTTGGTTTAAATATTACTGACGCAGAAATAATCAGAACTAATAGTACAGGACTTGTTATTTATAATCCTAAAAATCTTGCAGAAAGAATTAAAGGTATGAAAAACAAAAATGTGTCAAGAGCAGATAAAATAAAAGCGAGGTTATTATACGAAAATAATAATGCAGAAAGTATAAATTAATACTTGACAAATGTATGGGATTAGTATATAATCCCATACATAATAAACAGAAAGGATAAAATGATAGGAAGATTATTAATGGTACTAGTCGGATTAGTATTAGGAATGTTAGGAGTGATAACGACAATTCATTCCGACCACAATGTATTAGGAGTATTGATTACTTTTAGTGGAGTGGTTTCAATGTTAGAGGGGTTGCCAAATCATGACGTTTAATTGGTGTCATGGTCCGAACTGCCACACAAATTCTACAGTTGATAGAATAAGAGGTAGCAAGGGTAACAAGGTATTAAGAACTAGAAAGATTACAACAAACCAATGGAATCAAAATTCTGTTTGGTCTGTCTTTTGTAGTCAAGGTTGTTATACTGATTTCTTTTATAAACATTGGCAACAAGTCATTGCAATCGCACCGAGGCGAGAGGCACTAGAAACACCAATCGAGGACCCTAAAAAAGAAACACAGACTTCTAGTTATGGGCACACTTGGAATAATTGGACCATTGCAAAGAAAGGGGTTGACATGGGATAAATAATAGTATATAATCCCATACATAAACAGAAAGGATAACAATGAAAACAATTAAATATAATAACAAGACTTACACAATACCTAAACCATTCGATCAATGTTTCTTTGGCGACGAGCCTACAAAGATGATGACGATTGGCAATAGGTTTAATGATGAGAGTGGA